AATGATATATCAAGTGATAACTTTAGTGGTTGGTCTGTTGGTTCATTACAAGTATTAGATACTTTCCAAAATCTTTTCGATGGATCAAGAAGAACATTCCCACTTACTGTCGGTGGAGATTCATTATCAATTCAGGCAAAACCCGGATCACCAGTTACAGTTCAGGATACGTTATTCATATTTGTAAATGACATATTACAAATACCCGGAGAGTCTTATACATTCTTCGGTGGTAGCAATATAACCTTTGATGAAGCACCTAAGTTTGGAGATACACTTAAAATATTATTCTATAGAGGAACAGGTGGTGCTGACGTAATTGATAGAGATGTTATTGAAAGTGTCAAAGTTGGTGATGACCTTACTCTTGGGTATGCAAGATCATTAAATCAACAAAGTTTCCTTCAAGAGGATTCTAGAAGTGTCATCGAGATAACATCATCAAATTCTGTTGATACAAATACTTACAATGGCCCCGGTGTTTTTGAAGATACAAGAGTGTACAGACCGGTGGTTTGGACAAAGCAAATTGAAGACAAGATTGTTGAAGGTAAAATAGTTCATAAAGATAGAGATCTTTACAAGGGTAATCTCTTCCCAACTACAAATCTCATACAAACAGTTGGTGTAGGAACAACTGTTGCGTATGTGACGGGTGTAAGGCCATTTTTTAACGCAAAGAATGAAAATAATGTATCAACTGAATTCCAGAAAAACATAGTTATTGTTAATAATGTAGAAAGATTAGCAGCTGCTGCAACTGCGATTGTATCTGCTGCAGGAACAATATCCTCTGTCGCAATATCAACTGGTGGTAGAGGTTATGATAGTGCTCCAACTGTAACCATTCAAAATCCTGTTGGACTTGGAACAACTGCTCGTGCAGAGGCAACTGCATCTATTACAAATGGTGTTGTCACAAGTATAACTGTTTCAACCGCTGGAACAGAATATAGTGATGCGAATCCACCAGTAGTTCTCATCGGTGCTGATCCTGTTCTTGAAGAGAAGAATACAGTTATATCATATTCTGGAGATCATGGAATTATAACAGGTATTGGAACTACCTCATTAGCTGGAGTTGCTGTAACTGGATTAGTCTTTGATTTAGTAATTCCTTCTGATTCATTCTTAAGAAAATCTGAATTTACACAAGGAGCATCAGGTTCAGGTAACAATAGTGGTATTGTAACATCCGGATTAAATGTTGGTGACTTCTTCATAGTAAGTAATTCAAATGTTGGTCATGGACTAACATCACTAAATACAGATGGCAGTGCTGTGGGTGTTGGCACAACTTACATTGATAATGTTTATCGCGTTGCTCATCGCACATTAGGTGTGACCACCGATGCCATGGGATTTGGATCTACAGTCGTTACTCAGGTTGTGGTTAGTGTAAACAGTCTCAATGGTTTATCAGGTTTAGGTCATAGTATGTACTTTGGTGATTACAGTTATGGTAAATTAGATCTTAGTGAACGAAACACTGTTCGTTCATATCCAGTTAATACATCTAATGGAGTTACTGGTATATTGACTGGGCCAATCGTTAAGAGACAGTCATTCTTAAAAACTCAAAGTTATTCAACATAAATAAATAAAAAATCTCAAATGGCAGCTATAATTACTGATCAGATAAGAATATTAAATGCAAAGAATTTTGTTGCAGGGGTTTCAACGTCTACTAATTCATATTATTCTTTTGTTGGTTTAACTGATCCAACAGCGTTACAATCAGACTGGGATAATGATCCACCATCTCCAATTGACAATTTTACTAATCATAATGATTTTTGGGACACTGCCATAGCTTTAAAGAAAATAAATGCAAGTGATGTAAAACAAGTAGTAAAGAAAAATTCTTGGACTTCAGGAACCACGTATGATTATTATAGACACGATTACAGCATTACAAATCCACCTAAACATGCACAAGGAACTTCATTATACTCATCCAATTTCTTTGTTTTAAACAGTGATTTTAGAGTTTATATATGTTTAAAAAATGGAACAAGTCCAGAACAACCAGATGGTAAACCATCATTAGATGAACCAACATTTACAGATTTAGAACCAAAAGCAGCGGGAACAAGTGGGGATGGATATATTTGGAAATACCTCTACACGATCAAACCCTCTGAATTAATTAAGTTTGATTCAACAGAGTACATGCCAGTTCCTGCAGATTGGGCAACTGGAAGTGATAATTCTGCTGTGAGAGATAATGCAGTTGATGGTGGTATTAAAGTAGTCGTTATTCAGAATCGAGGTGTAGGATTAGGGACTGCAAATAGAACATATACTAGAGTGCCAATTAAAGGTGACGGCAGTGGTGCAGAGTGTACAGTGGTTGTAAATGCAGATCAAAATATAGGATCTGTTGATATCACCAATCAAGGTTCTGGATATACTTTTGGAACGGTAGATATCGTTGCCGGTGGTTTACCAAGACCTGATTCATATCCACAACTTGATGTTATCATACCTCCAACTGGTGGTCATGGTGCTGACATCTATAAGGAGTTAGGTGCAACAAATGCATTAGTATATTCAAGAATTGAAAATGATTCAGAAAATCCAGACTTTATTACTGGTAATCAAATTGCAAGAATAGGTATTCTTGAAAATCCAAAAGCATTTGGATCATCATCAATACTCACTTTAGACAAAGCAAGCGCAGCGTATGCGATGCGTTTAACTGGGACTGGTTATAGTAGTGCAACATTTACCCCCGATTCAATAATAACTCAAACAACAGGCACAGGTGTGACTGCAATTGGAAAGGTTATAAGTTACGATCAGATAACGGGTGTATTAAAATATTGGCAAGATCGCACCATGGCTGGATTTACAACTGTGGGTGCAGCGACAACAACACCAATTTATGGATTCAACGCTGATAGATTTACGGCAGATGTTTCAGATGGTGGAAGTGTAAATATAACAGGAGGTAGCATTTCTCTTGGTATAAACACAAGTTTTGATGGTCTTTCTACCTCAATAAATAATAAAACATATTACCTTGGTCAAACATTCACAAGTGGTTTATCTAATCCAGAAGTAAAAAAATATTCTGGAAACATGCTCTATATTGATCATCGACCAGCAATCACACGCTCTTCTAACCAAAAAGAAGACATCAAAGTTATATTACAGTTCTAATAACTCATGGC